CGATAGGTTTGTTATGTGCTTATCTGGCCTGTTCATAGAAAAACCCCTGTAACCTCTGTTCTTTAAGTGGTACAGTAGCCTTGGCTTATTGTTCTCAACAAGTATCGGCATCCCGTAGAACACACACGCCATCAGGACCTCCTCAAAGAATATCTCTGCCGTCTGTGGCCTCGCTATGTACTCAAGGAAGAAGTGGTTACTAGGTGCATCGTCCATATTGAACTTGGTCAGTCCGTGAAGCGATCCGTTAGACCCACCACCACCAACTGTACCAGATATATCGTAAGGGTCACAACCAAACGCACCGATGTGGTCGTTACCTGGATACTTCATACCATTCTTATTGATGACATTGTTCTGTAGGTTGTTGCTTGGTATCCAAGACACTAGGAACCTACCCCTTGTGTCTGGTGTCCACACAACCCTTGTGTCCTTCTCTCCGTTGTGCCAGCTGAACGATCCACGTGTCAGAACCCTGTCCTTTATAAGTGAGTCGTTGTAGTCTATCTGCTGGTATATCTTTGTAAGGTTGAATATGGATGACTTGCTCTCGTCCCTGAACGCGTGAGACTCTGTCCTAGAGAACTGCCTGTAGAACTCATTAAGAGCATCAGCGTCACCCTTTAGTGACTCAACTTCGTTCTCCCAGTAGTCAACAGCACCAGTCCTTATCATTGACTTGTCTATACTCTGTACTGGCTTTGCTGGCTCTCTGAACACTGGCATACCGTACAGGTCTATGTAACCCTCAAAGTTCCACTCCATCGGTATATACAGCGAGTACATACCAGACTTAGTCTGTCCGTTGTTGTTCCTTGTCTTTATGTTTGAGTCCTCGTACAGCTTCTTGAAGTTTGATCCTCCCTTTGCAAGCGCGTTAGGTGTCGACCCCATTAGGCACTTACCAATGATCCTGCTACCCAATCGTAGACAGGTCTTTGTAACCCTCCAGTTGTTCAGGATGTTATCTGGTGCTAGCCACTTTCCGCTCTCGTCGTGTATTAGTAGCTGTAGCTTCTGACCATCGTACGAGTTGTCTCCTGTGTTCTTCCAGTCAATTGTGGTGTCAAGACCCTGTATCTCAACGTCTCCATCCTCGTACATGTTCTTCTTGGTGATCTTGGATGCAGGAACCCTGAACGCCAGCTCTGTCTTTGGCTTGTCCATACCATCCTGTATAGGCTTGAAGAAGAACGGGTAGTTGTTCACGATAGGCACAACCTTGTCAGTAAACATTGTCTTGGCATCGTTACCAGTCTTGGACAGTATCCCAAGTCTTGCATCCTTTGCAAGGGTTCCTATGTTGGCCAGCTCGCTTGATCCCATGAACGAGAACCCAGAACGTCTGATCTTTAGGTACGTCATACCAAAGCACCTGTCGTCAGCCTTGCAGGCCTCCCAGAATATAAAGAACATCCTGTTAGCCTCCCTGAAGTCTGGAAGACCAACGTCAATCTTTGTCCACTGCAGGTACATGTACTGAGAACCAGTTATGTACGTATCGATACCGTTGTTCTTGAAGAAGAACCCGTTCTCCCTACGATCAAACTCACCCTCTATGTAGTCAACCCACTTGGCCTTGAACTCCTTTGACATCGTGTGCCACTGGAATATAGACTTAATATTTGACAGCTCCCTTGGATAGTCTGCTGGTTCCCAGTACTGGTTCTCCCTCTTCTCGTCCCTTTTATACACATCTTTTGGGACGGATGGCAGCGCTATATTGAGACCGTTTATCTCGTATATATCACCAATAGTTCCGTCCTTAGATATTACAACCAGATCGTGCTTCTCGTCATAACCATAAGCCCAAGACTTGGCCTTGTTCTTCATGTGTATGGTGTTAGCAGGTAGGAAGTCGCTAAGCCTTGTGTATAAGTTATTTAGATCTTTTTTCTGCAAATCCCTGTATTTTAGGTTCCGATACCTTAACCTCCTCGGTTAGTTTATCGTTCTCTTGCTCTATCCTGTTTAGTATCTGAAAGGCATCCTCTATCGCTAAGCGTTTTGTAGCAGCAGCGTTCTTTAGCTTGTCAGCAGATAGGTCTGTATCCATTCCAGTTATAATCTCGTCCTCTGCAACCTTTATTAACTCATTAACTGCCTTGTATCCAGCAGCAATGATCTTCTGTTTTATTATGTTGTGGTCCATTTGATTGTAATATTTTTGGTGGTCATCCTGTACAACTTCTCGTCGTTAATATAGAATGGGTACTCACTGTCTGGCTCAAACGAGATCTCATCTCCAATGCTTAGACCAAGGTCTAGCAACTCTTGATTTATATAGACAATAGTACCCATAAGTGGCTCCTCCTTGCTGTTCTTGTTTATAGTAGACTCCTTCTGTTTCAGTGGCTTAATAAAGCAGTACTTGGAGTGCGTGTTCCACTCACCGTTCTGGTTGTACATGAAGTACTGCTCGTCGTCTATAAAGAATAGGTCGTCCTTAAAGAAACTGGCTCCGCTCCTCTCCTTTCCCTTCATGTCGTAGTATACCTTGAAGACGTTGTGGTGAACTAAAAGTATATCGTTAACTTTTACTTTTCCGTCGTAAGTTAAAGGTACACTTATAACTTCTGCAAGCCTGTTAGACACCGTGTGGTCCTCCTTAGACGTGCTAGTTATAAAGTCAACACCACTGATTCTCTTTATATTATCGTATCGCCTACCATCTAATGGTCGGACAATAAACATATCTGGAGATCTCATCAGAAGTTTATGTTGTACTCTAGTGAGACTGGCATGTTGATGTTAAACTCCTTCCAACAGAACACCTCAGAGTTCTTCTCTATCCACACCTTTATACCACCAGACTTATCGTCCAGTAGTATAGAGTGTATCGTGTAGCTCTTATCCAGAACCTCCTGACCGACGATGAAATGCATCGCGTCGCTCTTGTAGTTAGGTCCTATAGATATCTTTCTAATGTCGTTCATCTATACAACTGTTGTTACAGAATATGAAACCCATCCTGTTGAGGTTTTTTCATATATTAACTTACCAGCTGTTATAGATTCACACTGAACTCTAAATCCTACTATGGAGTCTGGATACGTACTATTTAGTGTAGATAAAGATAAAGCAGTAGTAGTTGTATTTGTAACTATATTTAGACCTAATACACTCTGAATACTAAAGTTCTTAGTGGCGTTACTGCTTCTCAACATCTGTTCCGATTAATAAGTCTTCAACTCCTGGCGTTGCTATCTCTGGGTACTGGCTAATTTTTGTCATCTGTGATCTCTCCTGTTTGTAAGTTTATGTTTACGTTGCCATATATTTCTAGCAACTTCTTTTCTTGCTCCTTGAAGTCAATTGACACCGTCTCTAGTTTAGAGAACACGTCCTCCTTGAATACGTTAAGTTTCTTGATTTCAATCTCTGCGTCTGCGATCTTTCCCTTTAGGGAGTTAAAATCTGAGTGTACCTTTCTTAGGTCTTCTAATTCTTGTTCTGTTATTGTTTTCATTTGATTTAATTTTTACAAAGATAATCATTTTATTTTACCATAATGATGAACTAGGTATACGCATATAGCTATTACAACCCAAAATAGTATCCAGTTTATGTCTTGTTTTTTCATAGTAGTGATGTTCCAATTAATGCCCCTAATACTGTAAACCAAATATCATTATAGTCAAATGGTGCTTCATGAAATGCAGCGAAATAATATTCCCACATAAACCTATGCAATAAGCAAAAAATCCAGCTATAAATACCTGTGCTATCTTACCTATGTCAAAGGATGGATCAAACTTAATCAACAACCCAATAATTGGTGTTACTGTAATGGCTCCACCTATTAGGTGCATGTACCATCTTTCTTCTATAAATTTATTCATTGATTGATTTTATTGCGTGATTATTATCTATCTTATCCAATACCCAAACTAAGGCCTTTCCAGTGCAAGTGAGTGTACCTGTTAGTTGATTCTTACCTAATACACTAGATATAGTCTCGTTAATATCCCCAAATCTATGACCATTATCGTTTATGAGCGTCTTATTAAATAGAGTTCTAAACTCTCTATTACCAAACTTGTCTAAGTTGACAGCGGAACTCTTAAAGTATCCAGACTTATTCTTAACAAATAACCAGTTCACTATACTTAGTGGTAAGTAGAGTATATATGCTAATATAAATAGTATCATTTCGTATTCGCCAATCTAAATAAAGCATCCGTTTGTTCCGAGGTCAATCCTAAAACGGTTGCCATAGATATTAATTTGTCGTCATTTCTCTCGAATATGACGGCATAATTCCATAACGTGTGGAATGTTTCTTTTATTGCTCCAGTCTCCATTGCATTAATTGCAGAATCCACTGCACTTGGCATAATTCCAAAATCAATTAATGCTAATCTTAATTGCATATTCTTAACAGAATCTATTACGTAACTCGGATTAACGTATTGATGTTTTTCAGGTATTTCATCTTCCGATATTTCGAACAATTCGGGATGCTCAATTACTGATGGATGATTTTCTAATGGTTCTTCTGCTATTACTATTGTATAACTATCTGTTCCTACACTGTTAATTTGTCTTATATG